TAGGGCTCTTGCAGAGTCACAGTATGAACTTACGAATAAACTAATCGAAGAGAAAGTCGCACCTCTTAAACAAAGCTCTGCTCAGGCAGAGATTGATTCGTCTATTCAAGTTTTTGCTGCCAAGCATAAAGACTACTATGAACTTGAACCAGAGATGTATGAGGTTTACAAAAAACTCGATTCTCAAACGCAAAATCTTATAGCATCTAGTAAAGGTGGACTTGAACTTCTTTACAGCCAAGTAAAGGCTGGAAAGTTGCAGGGAGCCCTTGACGATGCATATAAAAACGGCGTAAAAAAAGGCTATAAAACTAAGAGGGATAAGACTGCTATGACTTCAGAACCAGGAACTTCAAGTACAAATACAGGACTACCTACTGCAAAGCAGATTAGTGAAATGTCTCTGGAAGAGTACAGGAAGGTCAGGGATAAACTTCTGAAAAATCAGAGCGCAATCCCTCAAGAATAATAATATTCGGAGGAAGTAAAAAATGGCGTCATTTACCACCACTACCCATGCTGTATTTATTCCCGAAGTTTGGGCTAAAGAAGTACAGCTTGCACGTGAAGATAAGCTCGTTATGGCAAATCGTGTCGATAGGTTCGACCTTGAATTTGCTAATGGCGGGGATATTCTCCATGTGCCCCAGATCGCAAACCTGTCCGCTGGAAACATCAGCACTTCAGATGGTTCTCTTACGGCAACGGCCCCTACGGAAGGAGAAATTACCCTTACTGTTGACAAATGGAAAGGTATCTCCATTGATATCATTGACTTGGTTACTGCCCAGAGTCGCTACGACTTGATGGCTAAGTATGCTGAGAAGATGGGATTCGGACTCGCCCTTGCGGTTGACGATGATCTCATGGCCCTCTATGCGGGTCTCTCACAGTCTGTTGGTACGGCTGCGACTGATATCACGGATGCTGTCTTCCGTTCCGGTGTCCAGTTGCTTGATGAGGCTAATGCTCCTATGGAAGACCGTCATGCGGTTCTCCACCCTGAGCAGAAGAACGCTCTCCTCGGTATCGACAAGTTTGTTCGATATGACGCTCTCGGTATGGCTAATTCGATTGGTATTCGTAAAGGTGATATCGGTGAGTTGTATGGAGTTACTACGTTGGTTTCGACCAATGTTGGTAAAACGGCTACTGAGCGTGAGAACATCATGTGGCAGAAGTCGGCCTTTGGCCTTGCGATGGTTAAGCAGGTTAAAATTGAGAAGTTTGCTCGGACGAAGTTCTCGCAGACCCTCGGTTCCTCGGAACTGTATGGTGTTGCGGAAATGCGTGACGATCACGCTCTTAAGCTGAAGTCCTAAAGAAAATTTTCCGTATTGAGGTTTACCTCTACGGGAATAACGAGTCGTGGCTCAAAACTGTAAAAACGGCACTCGGTTGCAACTGAGGTACTAGGTTATAAACTAGTTGGGAGAACAGACAGTGACTCCCCGACTCCACAATTTATAAAAGGATACTAAAATGTCAACAAACATAAAAGCAGATGCAGGAACTCTAGAACACGATAGCGGCTCTGTGGGAACTTCCCCTACCACTCAAACTCCTACTGTCCCCGCAAACTTTATTCTAATTACTAATACTCACGCCACACAAAACATTCTAGTGTCTTTTGATGCTGGTTCTAGTTTTTATACTATAAAAGCGGGAATATCTTTATCACTTGATACTGATAAACTTATTAGTTATCAGATTAAAGGTTCTGGTGCGTCTACAACTTTTGAAGCTATATACGGATCAGAAAAATAACTACGGAGTAATTATATGGCAGCTAATATAAGTATACCAAGTCCTCTTGTTAGGCACGATAACCATACGGCTCCTGGCAGCTTCACAGAGAGGACTTTTGCTAAACCAGCAGATTTCTTGTTAATTAGAAATACTGATACTACAGATTCTGCTCTTATATCATTTGATGGTACAAACGGTTTTACGCTTAAACCAGGTGAAATACTTACCCTGTCCCTTAAAAATAAAAGAACTTATTTTACTAAAGCTGCTGCTGGAACACCAACCCTAGAAGTTTTAGTCGGATCAGACGAATAAGGAGAAATAAAAATGTCTTTTAATGTTAGCTCAGGCGCAGGTGGCGTACCCAGTGTACTTGCAGAAGATACAACTCAAACTGGGGCTAGTCCCTCAATGTTGCTTGTTGATGATACAGGAGCCGAAGAAGATTTTCTTATATTAGTTGATGCAGGGATAGTCAATCTTCGTGATAATGCTCAAGCTGATGGGACACTTCTTGCTTTAGATTTACCAAATAACCGAGTAGGGATTGGGACAGACAGCCCTGCGTCCACGCTGGAAATTGGGTCAGGGGTTGTGCTTGCTCCCGACGGAACTGCGGGGGCTCCGACCTACTCTTTTTCCTCCGATCCTAATTCGGGATTGTACAATAGTTCCGCAGATGTCCTCATCATGGCAACAGGGGGAGCAGCACGTGTTATTTTTGAGAATGAAGGGCTTCGTATAAATGTCACTGGATCAGCGGCAACGCCTTCGATACGAATAAATGATCTTGATACTGGGTTTTTCCTTGCTGGTTCCAATATGATTGGCATGGCAACGGCTGGCTCCGAAGCGGTACGGATAGATGCTTCAGGGAATGTCGGCATAAATACAACGACTCCAGGTTTTTTGCTCGATGTTAATGGTGCTGCAAATATTACAGGTGCCTTTACAAGTCCTGGTGCAGGGACCAATTCATTTAAGGCAGGAACAGGGGCAGCGGCGGCTGGAAACACTTCTGTCGCTATAGGAAACTCTGCGGGGGACGGTACGCTTGGTGCTGCTTCTGTCGCTGTAGGTAACGCTTCTGATGCTAACGGTGCTGGTTCCGTAGCTATTGGAGATAGAGCAGGAGATGGAGTAACTGGCGCAGGGGCTGTATCGATAGGTTTGACCTCAGAAGCGGCTGGTACTAATGCTGTTGCTGTAGGAGCAACTGCGGAGGCGGCTGGAAATGGCTCCGTTGCTATTGGACAGGCCGCTGGTAATTCTGGTGTGGGTGGCGGTTCTGTTTCCATCGGAATTAATTCTGAGGCAGCAGGATCGACCTCGGTTTCTATCGGACAATCGGCGGGCGATGCCGGAACAGGTACTAATGCTGTTTGTATTGGAAATAACTCGGATGCTACCGCAGTTGAGGGCGTTGCTCTTGGTGGTGAAGCCAAAGCTAATTTTGCCGATAGTATAGCGTTGGGAGCTAACAGTATTACTACGGCTGTTAACCAACTTGTTATTGGCGGGGTGAATTCTCTTGTAACTAGTGTTTATATTGGCGAGGGAGTAACTAGTACCACTCCTGATAGTTTTACCCTAAACGCTACTGGAGGCTCTGGGACAGATATTGCTGGTGCTAGTATGACTCTTTCCTCTGGTCAGGGCACAGGAACTGGTGCAGGTGGAGAACTAATCTTTAAAACGGCTACTCTTGGTACGACTGGTTCCTCCCTTAATGCTCTTACAACTCGCCTAACCATTGATGATACTTCTGGTAATGCGGCGTTTACTTCGGCCTCAAATTCTGCTAGTGATATTTTTGGCTTAACCGTCACTTCCAACAACGCAGGTGCAGGTGTCCCTGGTGGAATTGACATGAGTTCCTTCTCTGTGGATGAACCTCTGTTAGCTGGAACTGCCGATGCAATTACAACGGCTGGAACAGTAAGTCACCAAATTCCGGTAGATATTGGTGGTACGATTTTCTACATTGCTTTAACAACTCACGGTTCCTAATACCGTTAGGAGTATAGCCTAATGTTATTAAATGATGCAGTCAAGAGAGTTAAAGATAGGTCCCATAGAGGGGACGTTGACGTTACCACTGACGATATTACAGCTAGTATTCTACGTGCATTATCAGATACAAAGACAGAATTAGTACGTAGAATTCCTAGACGTAAACTGTGGAAACAGGCTAGTCCTGCTCTAGTTGTTGTTCAAGGAACAGCTACATACTCTCTTGCCTCAGATGTTCAAGAGCCTATTATCTTTCAGTATATTATTGACGGAAGCTTAAGACTTCCAGTTAAAATTGATTCTGATAGAGAATGGTTCCAACAAGTCTTTAGCCCTAGTACAGGACAACAGGACCCCACCCACTACAGAGAACTTGGCCCAGACGGATCAGGAAATAGGCAGATAGAGTTCTTCCCCGTTCCTAAGCAAGCTATTACAGTAGATTATGAATACTATAGGAAAACAAATCAGGAATTTGTAACTGGAGACTTAACCTCAGAGATTCCAGATATCCCAGAACAACTCCATGATGCTATGTGGAAAGGGGCCTATGCGAAGTTCTTAAAAGGGTTTGATGATCCTGGTCAGGATAGGGCTAAACTTGATTATGATAGGGCTATGCTTGAGTATGATGCTCAAGAAGACGAAGATCATGATACTGATTTAGCAATGAGATTCGGACTAAACCGTACTGTGTTCAATAGGCCCAATTTCTTTAATCCGCAAGGTGATTTACAGTAATGGCTGCAATAGAAAGGAAAAAGGTTTATAGTCCTCTTACAGATGGACTTAACGATAGAATTAATCCTGCCTTCCTATCAGAAAGAGAAGCAGCAGAAATTATCAATTGGGAAGTTAATGAGAAAGGGATAATAGAAAAACAAAAAGGTTTTATAAAAGACGGTTCCCCTTTTCCAGATGCTACAGATTCTTTCATTAGAATGTTGGTAAACTATAGGAGAGGAACTGCGGTTGATCTTCTTGTCATGGCTGCACTGGATAGTGGAAATACCAACGCAACATTCAAAGTCGATCTAAGAAAAACTTCTGGGGACGGAACATACCCCTATATAGGCCACACTACAGGAACAGCAGATTTTACTAATGGTAATACAGCAGTTGCTGGAACCACAACAACCTGGTTGACACAACTTAAGGCTGGGGATAAGATCAAAACTGATACAGATACAGACGATAAATACACTGAAATAGCCTCTGTAACAAATGATACAACATTGGTTTTGATTGCAGGAGGATATTTAGGTACTACTAGTGGTGGTGCCGTAGCATATACAGCAAGGAGAATTTTGGATAAAGACTCTGTTCCTGCTAGTACGGTATTTAATAACAAGCTTATTATTACTAACGGAGCAGACACGCCTTTGACATTTGATAGCGTTAGTGTGGAAAATATTGTAGATACAGATGCTCCTAAAGCTAAATTTATAGAAGCACATAAAAATCGAGTCTTTATGACTAGTACCTCTAGTTTTCCTTCTAGAATATTTTGGTCAGCCGTAAATGACGACCAGTCTTGGGATGCTGCTGCAAATGAGGATGTTTTTCCGCAAGATAATGGTAATATAATTTCTATTAAAAGTTTTGGAGATAGTCTCATTATTTTAAAAAATAACGGAAAGGTCTATCAAATTGTAGGAGATTTTGACCAAACTGCTGTAGGAGAAGTTGCTTTTATACGTAGGCTAGACGTACCAGAAAATATTGGGATTATTTCTGAAAAAACACCTACGGTTCATGCTGGATTTTTATATTTTCTTACTGAAACCGGAATTTATAGAATTGACCAAAGAATGTTTGTTGAAAAAACAACGTTTTCTATGGATACCTTTATTGGAGGCATTAGTTTTGTTCTAGGTCCGTCTGCTTCTAAATCACATAATCTTGATACAACTAGCCAATGGAATACTGGTGTTCACGATGGAACAATAGCTAGGTCAGGTACATTATCAAGTTACTTTGATAAACTTAACATTAACGATTATTCTTCTACGGCCACACTTAACTCTTCTATCTTTATAGACTCAAGTAATGATGTTCATATTGCCTATGTAGGAACAGATGAAAAAACAATTAAATATGTTAAGTGGTTATCAGTAGATAACTCCAGTACAACAGAAACAGCTATTGTGGCTCCAAATACAGTTCAACATTTGTCTATATCGGTAGCAAGCAACGGAAATGTAGGTATTTTATTTAGAGAAGACCCTAAGCTGTCTTTTGTTGAACGCACAGGTGGGACTTGGGGTTCTAGAACGGACATTACTTCTGCTGTGACCGATAGCTCAGACTTAGCGTACACTTCTGCAAATGAACCAAGGGTAGCAAATTATTCTAATATTGCACCTGATATATTAGAGTACATTAGGAGAGTTTCTGGAACTTGGGGGACACCTATAAGAATAGCCACAGGCAGTATATTCGCAACTAATAATGTGAGCCTTATTTTAAATTCTTCTGATGATCCAAGAGTTTCGGTAATTCAATCTGGTAGTCGAGTTAGAGCCTTTAAGAGTGATGACTTAGGTGCTACGTGGGCTAATCACGATAATATAACTGACGCAACTTTAACGGCTGCGGATAATATTCAAATAAGTCTGGATTCTTCTGAGGACGATATTTCTATATTTTCCTCTTCAGGTTCTGGGATTAGGAAAAGGAACCACGCAACTCAGGTTACTACTGTTATAGACGCTACAGGGGCTAATTTAAAAGGGGCACTAGTAGAGGCAGATAAAAATTATGTTTATTATATTACTGGAACTAGCCCTAATCAAGTAGAGAAATTTATTTTTGAGGACTCATCTTCTATAAGTGATTCGACAACAAATACCATAAGTAGAACTTTTAAACCCCAAAGGGGATTTTTTAATAATGGAGTTGTTTTTTCTTCTCTTTCGAGAGGAGCAAATGCTAACGAACTAATAGCTAGACGATTGGCTTTTAGAGGTATATACAAGTCACAAGAATTTTCAGATGCTACTCTTACGGCTTGGGGAACATATGATATCTCTGGACAGGTAGAAAACGCCGCAACTGTAACTCATGAAAAAGCTACTAATACAGTATCCCCTATTCCAGACATTAATTTTGCTGTTATCACAAATGGTCAAATTATAGATGCAACCGCAGCTAAAAACTTTGTTAAAAATAAGATTACTTTTGTCCTTGGGGCGTTTTCAGGTCCAGAAATAGACTCTGTAATAATGCGCTATACAGGGGCTGGTGTTGATGCTAAACAGCCTGTAGGAATATCATTTAAAAATGAACTGTTCTATGGTATGGCAGAGACCTCGGCTGATAGTAATAACAGAGTTATAATTAGTGATGTTGCAGATGCAATATTAAAAAGTTCGTATCCTGTAAGTGTGTTCTCTGCATTTAAAAATAGGTTATATGCAGGTAGGTCGTCAAATGGTGATCTTCTTATTCTTAAAGAAGGGCTAAATTTTGATGGTGCTGCATATGCTGCTGATATCCAAAGTAAAGAAGACTTTCTAGAATCTGTTGAAAGCGAAAAAGACATATTTAAATTTTATATTTTGTACGAAGTTAAAACTAGTGGTACGTTTGATTTTTCATTTAGACTAGATTCCTTTAAAACTGCTGGTGGTTCTACATATTCAAGTCAAACTATAGACGCAACTAAAGATGGGTTTGCAGAAGTTAAAGTGTTTACTAAGGCTAGGAGTGTGCAATGGCGTTTAGAAAATGCTAACTCAGACGAACAACCTGCAATATTAGCTGTAGTAATAGTTTATGGAATTTTGAATCTAAGATAATGCCACACGAAGAAGAAGGAGTTTTAACAGTTTTAGAGCCCTTTCCTAATCTTAAGGAACCAAAGCCTAAGCTTATTGAGTTAGGGTTTGAGAGTAATCTAGACTCTGATGCTCTTAGAAATAAACTACCTAAAGACTTTGCTAGGAAGAATGGAAATATAAATCAAACTTTTAAAGCTAGTACAGTGAATGTTGGTAACGGAGCAACAGGAACTTTTACCACTGTTGATTCAAAAACAGTGACAGTAACTAACGGTATTATAACCGCTATAGTATAACGGAGAATTTTATGGCATTAGCATCTGAACAAGAAGCTAGAGATGAGGTGGCTGCGGCTATAGCTCAAAGACAAGTGCAAATTGATAAGTTTAGAGAGCAGCTTTCGGTCTCTAGGGCTAGATTATCCAATAGGATATCCGCCCTACAAGACTTAACTTTTAAACGATTTGGTGGACAAGCAGAAGCACAGTTTGGTGGAAGAGGCCTACAGGTAACAGGTGGTGCTTTCCAGTCTGCCCTAGCCCGAGAAGCTGCTGGACTTCAGGCAGAACAAGAAGTAGAGATATCCCGAACCGAAAGGGAAGATATAGGAGCAGAACAAGGACTACGAGCTAGTTTATTCGGCCAACGTTTAAGTGGATTAACAGGCCGTGTAGCGACAGAAGCAGGTCGTGAGGATGAAGCTAGAAAAGGTGCCTTCAGTTTTCAAAAAACTCTTGGTAAACTTGTTGGAGGAATAGCAACTCGGGGTTTAGCTGGTCTAGGGGGAGCCTTAATAAAAAGATTTACGAGTAGATCAATTGTAAGGGGACCTGAAGGTGGTGCTGGAGAACCTGGGATTAAAGCATTTAGAACCGTTATAGGATAAGATTATGGCTGAAGGATTTTTAGCAGGATTTGTTTCGGGAATAGACAAAGAGTTTGATCGTAGGCAAAAGCAGAAGCTTGATCTTGCCCTACAATCACAAAAAATAGAGACTCAACTTGCTTTGGATGAACAAAGAGACCTTCGTAAAAGAGAAGGGGAGTTTGAACTATTTAAACAGAAAGAAGAGTTTAAGCGAGTAACTCCTGAGACAACTCAAGTTCTAGGACAGATGTTTGGCCCTGAAGAAGGCAAGTCCCTCTTTAAACCTGGAAAAAGAATCTCTCCACAAGAAGCAGGAGTTCTTCTTGGAACTAGAAAAAGGACTACAGGATTAGATAGACAAATTACTGATCCCACTGATCCTTTCTTAGTTGAAGCTGCTAAGAATCTAGGAATGACTCCTGAAGAATTAGCACAACGTGGAGTATCTTTAAGAGAGCTTGCTCTTGTGGAAAGGAAATCCAAACGGAAAGGTATAGCAAGTAGATTTGCTACTGGTATTGATGTTGGTATACGAAAGTCCATAAGGCAAATTGAAGGTAGGTTTGCTTCTACAGAAGCTATTTTTGAAGTTTTTGAGGATTCTCTTGGTGTACTTAGTTCCTCTGGTCGTGTTGCTGCTTTAGGTAAGGGGCTAGAAATTAAAATAGAAGAAATATCACAGCAGGCAACATCAAACTCACCTGAAGACAAGCAAATTAGAAAGGCTGTAGCAATTTTTGGAAGACAAAGAAACGTAGCTGCCCTTAAAATTACACAGGGTATCTCTGGTGTGCAGATGAGGGAAGACGAAAAGAATGATATTAAAGAAGGTCTTCCTAAAGCCACTGATACGTTAGCTTATGCCAGGTCTTATCTGGACACATTTGAACAGATTATTCTGTCAGGTAAAGATGCAGAAATACTTGCTTTAGTGACTCCTTCTAGTGAAAATAAAAGTGTTATTCAAGCTCTCAGAAGGCAAAATAGAAGTGAGACTCAACTACTCAAAGATAACCTTAGAGTACTCTCTTCACAGTCTAGGGGGACACGTGCAGTTGTTGCAGAACCTAAAGCTAGAAAAGACCTTTTTTCTCCCTCTGGTTTAGAGGCAGAATTGAAGCGTAGAGGATTAAAGTAATGGCATTGCAAGATTTGTCCAACGCAGAACTGTTAACTCTTAAGAATCAGGGATTAGGTTCTATATCAGATGATGCTATTCTAAGGCTTAAAAGAGGTAGAGTCTCTCCTAGCTTTGAATTTAAACCTGAGGAAGAACTTCAGGAACCAGGACTACAACCTGCACCTGCTGCGGGGTTTCCTCCGTCTGATCTTTTCCCTGGTCAAGTTGAAGGTGAGGAAGACCCTTCTGTTCTAGGAACTCTAACTGAATCTAGCAGAATGGTTGGTGGGAAGCTAGAGGAACTGGGTGGAGAGATTGCTGAAAAGGGTGGTGAGCTTGGAT